CTTAATATCCTATCTGCCATGTATTTAGCTCTATCATCTTTCCATGGCCATCTGCCTGATCCGTCAATGATATAAAGCGGCCCGATAAGGCTGTCAATCCTACTGCCGTTTGTAGGATCTACGGTTGACATTTGAACTCTGCCAGCCACGTCCGTTGGGACGCTGCCAATATCTATGTCGAACGTGTCCGTGCCGTAAAAGTCTGTAGCTGATAGCCTTAGGGTGTAATCACCAAAGACGCTATTGCCTGAAGCGGTAACGGTAGATGTAGTTGAGTTTGAAAGTGAAAGCACGGCTGGGGTCGTTCCAACCTGCGCCCATGAATAAGTGATTGTCCCGGTTCCGGTGCAATCCCCGAAAACGCTAAATGATGTATTTGTTTTCTGGGTCCATTTCGTAGAGCCGCTAAATAGTGTCGCCGTTGGGGTCAACGAACAAGTTGGTCCAGTTGGAAGAACCCCGGAACCCTTTAGGGTTAGTATCTGGCCAACCCACTGCTGCGAAGCGCTAATTGTTAAGGTTGGAGTTATGCCTGTCTGAATGGATGCTACTGTCTTGTATTGAAGACCGCCCATTCCGTCTATGTCGGCTACGGCGGTGTATCCGGTATCTGCGGTTGTGGTTATTCCGAGATTATCCCAAATGGCACCCTGGAGAATGATCTCTTCGTTGGTTGATGTGGTAAAGCTAGTAGCGGTGATCGCGGTCCCGGTTCCACTGTTGCCTGTATTTCCAGAGCAGACATCTATTCCGGAGTTGTCGATTCCGGAAATTTGACCAACTATTACGGATGCGTAAACGGAAATAGGTGAAAAGTTTACCGTGACGATATCGTTTGAATTGCCAGCAGTACTAAGCGTATACCACCATTGAACATTGCCAATGGTGGCTGTCTTGGCCGGAGAGCATGCAACCCATGTATCTCCAGCCGTATTTGTAATCGAGGAAACGCTTGCCGCTGGTGTTCCGATACGAACCAAAGCTACTAGCGCCCGTCCGTTAACGTGGTTTGTGCCAGATGTTGAGAGGCTTGTAACGCCAGCACCAGTGGCCACCGAGGCTTTGTCTGCGCTAACGAAGCTTGGAGAGATTACCCCGTACAGATGCAGGCAGAACAATAAATATAGAAAGATGCTCTTATATAAATTCATTATTAAAAGATTTGTCCTCTGCGTGGCGATGAACCTGAAGAAGCGCTAGACCTTAGCGTTATGGTCTGCACTATCCAATCCTGCGACGAGCTTATGGTTAGAGTTGGGGTTATCCCGGATTGGGTCGAAGATACAACCTTGTATTGAAGACCTCCCATTCCGTCTAGGTCGGATACTGCCGTGTACCCGGTATCTGCGGTAGCGGTAACGCTCAGCGCTCCCCATATTGCCCCTTGAAGTATTACCTCATTGGCATAAGACGTTGAAAACGAGCTAGCTGATACCGACGTTCCGGCTCCATTGCCTCCGGTGTTTCCGGAGCAAACGTCTATTCCGTCTATTCCTGTAATTTCTACTACAATTATTGATGCGTATACAGATATAGGGTCAAAATTTGCCGTTACAATATCATTCGAGTTCCCGGCAGAACTTATTACATACCACCATTGAGCATTTCCAATTGTTGCTGTCTTTAGGGGAGTGCATGCAGTCCAGGTGTCTCCAGCCGTATTCGTTACAGACGAAACTGTTGCCGCCGGGGTTCCGATTCTTATAAATGCTGCGTATGCCTTTCCTGCTGTATGATTAGTGGCTGAAGTTGAAAGGCTAGTAATTCCTGATCCTGTTGCGTTTGAGGCCTTATCCGTGCTAGACACGGATACTGAAATCTGACCAAAGCAGCAAGCCGATAAGAATAAAAGCAATAACAGATTTCGCATTACTGATTACACTCCAGCGTTGCATTTAGATACTTTGATGAGCTTACCGTGGTTATATTTGCGGCCAGGATGTCATTTGCGGAAATTGAGGTTGTGGTAAAATCGCTAAGCGTTGTAGATCTTACTGCGGTTCCAGTGGAGATAGATACGCCGCTAGTATTGATGGAATCTGAAGATGTCGGAATTGCCGTTCCGGATGCCTTCTTCCAGAACTTAACAGTGGCCGTTCCTCCGTCAACTAATATATTCCATGCCGCTACTGTACATGAAAACGGGACCGCAATATAGACTGTAGTTGTAGATCCCGCCGAAAGCGCAGAGCCTGCCGGATCTCCGAATGTGAATGATAACGCTCTAGTGATCTGATTCCCAGTTGGCGATATCATCTGCATGTTAGTTCCGTCGTAAACCAGTTCTACAACTTGCCCAACCCTTATTTGATTATCTGAAAGGTCGGTGGTGACGCCTCCAGCTACGCTTTTAATGGTCTTAGCTCCTAAACTATTAAAGTTTATGGTGGCCGCTCCAGTGTTAGCGGTGTTTGCCTTAAATCTGTACCGTCCGCCCGTTGTGTAAGAAGCGGGGGCTGGTGATAGGGAGCAGGCATAGGTGTCGTTTGATCCAGCATCGGCGCAATAGGCCACAGAGTCATCTAGAACTGATGTGGCTGTCTGGGCCGCTGTCGATGTCCCGCTTAAATTGCTAAATGCTGGCTGGGCTTTAGTCTGAACACCAGCCGCCGTAATATTAGTCAGGAACTGATTAGAGGTTGCGGTTGTCCCGATTACCGCATTGTAAACGTTTCCGGCATCATCCTTCCACAGCGGCACTCCAGAGGTACAATACTGAGATACCGTTCCAGAAGATGGCGTTCCTGGAGCGGTTCCGCAAGTTAGTGTTAGCTTGCTGGTAGTAGCATTGCGAACCCAAGGTACAGTGAATGCCGTGGCATTAGTACCGTCATAACGGAACGCCTGAACGGTGCAAAGGTTTGCGGTTGAGTCTACGGTGCCAGTCCCTACGTAGTTTGCTGGCCAAGCAAAGGTCCTTCCGCCTGTTCCGTCCTGGCAGATTTCATGAATGATGATCTGTCCGGTTACAGCCCCACTCAGCGTTGAGCTTGAAACGTTTCCGGTCAGGGTCAGCTTGAAAGAAGTAGTGGCTTTTGATGTAACCGTGAATGTAGGCGTAGCGCTGTATGTCGTTGTTACAGTTTCTGCTATTGTCGGAGTTCCGCTGACTTCCGTATAGGACACCTGGGCGCATGTTAAATTTCCGTTTGCGGCGATAGTCGTAGCGTACTGACCAGCAGTACAGTCGCTGGGGTTTGCCGCTAGAGCCGTGGCCGTAGTCGCATTTCCAGAAAGTGATCCGCTAAAGGTTCCCGTTGTGGTTCCAGGAAGCGTCGGATTATTTGGAATGCCAATAGTTATAGCCCCAGTGGAAGCGGAAACAGAGATCTGGTTGGCTGTTCCGGCTAGCGTAGTGGGGAGAGCGGTACAGCCCTCTGAGTTGCCGTTCGCATCAACGCCAGTGGCGAATGAGCCAGAGGAGCAGTTAGTTCCATTGGCGGCTAGGGCGATTGCTGTAGTAGCTGAGATTGTTCCACTTCCGGAGGCTGATAGGCTGGCCCCGGTACCTACAACCATAGCCGCAGAGGCGTTTGTTCCGCTCGTGATATCGTTAAACGCGGAAGATCCGCCGCCACCTCCGGATACAGTGCAATCCGTGCGCGACTGTCCAGTATTATCTGAACAGGTAACCCCAGATCCAATAAAGTTTACGGTTGGCCTTTGGGTTAAAGCGACACCCTCATCTGCGATTGTTTGATTATAGAGAGTAGGAGTTCCGCTAATCTGAGAATAGGCCACTTGAGCGCAGGTTAAATCCCCATTAGCCGCAATGGTTGTGGCGTATTGACCAGCAGTGCAATCGCTTGGATTCGCCGCTAGCGCTGTAGCCGTTGAAGCATTGCCCGTTAATGGGCCGCTAAATGTTCCTGTAGTCGTCCCTGGAAGTGTGGGGTTGGTCGGAATGGAGATTACGATTGCTCCAGTGGGCGCAGAAACCGCAATCTGGTTGGTTGTTCCGGTTAAGGTTGTTGGCAGCGCAGTACAACCCTCGGAGTTTCCCTGGGCGTCTACCCCCTGAGCAAACTGCCCAGAGGAGCAATTTGAACCGTTTGCCGCTAATCTATTAGCCTGAGTTGCAGAGATCGTTCCGGTTCCGGTAGCAGAAAGGGCGCATCCGTTTCCGCAGACCATGGTAGCGGTGATGTTTGTTCCGCTAGTGATATCGTTAAATGCTGTTGATGATAGGCTTCCAGAAATGGTACAATCCGTTCTTGACTGTCCGGAGTTATCGGAGCAGGTTACGCCGGAGCCAGTAAAGTTAATCGTTCCTCTTTGAGTTAGCGATCCCCCTTCGTCTTGTATTGTCTGATAATAAAGAGTGGGAGTTCCTGATAGCTGGCTATAGGCTACCTGAGCGCAAGTCAGATTCCCGTTGGCGGCAATTGTCGTCGCGTATTGACCAGCGGAGCAGTCCGTTGGGTTTGCGGCTAGCGCTGCGGCGGTAGTAGCTGCAATCGAGCCAGATCCAGTAGTTGATAGGCTTGCACCTGTTCCGATTACCATGGCTGCGGTTGTATTGGTTCCGTTGGTAATAGAGTTGAATCCAGGAGCACCCCCACTTCCGGCCTGTTGTGTCCATACGTTAGTAGCCGTGCATCCGTAAAGATTCTGGCCGGATGTAGCACTAGTTAAGAAAAACTGATCGCCCAGGGTGCAGGTAAGCGGAAGAGCTAGCCCGGTCTTCGCCGGGGCCGTGCTCGATGCGGTACTCATGTCCTGCCGTCCAGTAAATACATTATTGGTTCCAAGCATGGCTACCGTTCCAGTTGCCGGGAAGGTAATAATGTAGCCGTCTGAGCCGTTAAAGGTGAGAGTGTTACTGACTGTTACCGTTTTCCCGTCCGCAATAGTGAAGGTCGCCCCAGTAGCTGGCTGGGTGAGTGTAAGCTTGTTAATGGTTCCGGGAAGGATAAAATTTGAAGGAACTGACAGTACGCATGTTCCGCTATCCGTGATGGAACATGTCCCGCTAACCGTAATCTGACCAGTTGTTCCCTGGATCGTTACCTGAGTTACCGTGCCGCTTCCAGGAACAGATGTTTGGCTATATAGGCGATTAAATCCGCTGAGATTGCAGGTAACAGTTCCCGAGATTGTCACTTTTATGTAATTCGGATAGTTCAGCAAGAAGCCCTCAGCGACTGGGCTAGATGAAGAGTTAGACACCGAAGAAACCCCAGAGTACGGAGTAAAAGACCCGGTGGATGTTGATCCATAGGATAGGTCTGCGCTCCATGACCCAGACCCGCTACAGGCTATCTGGACGGTAGTTAGGCGCATGGTGGATGCTGACCTATTATCTATAATTCTGGTGCTGGTGATTCCAGGAATGTATACGTTGTAGAGCGGCTGAGGCTGTTGGGCAAAAACCGCGCTAGTTAGAAGCAGTAAAACGCTTAGTAATTTCTTCATAGTGCCCTTATGCGGTTGTTACCGCTAGTGTCCCTAGGCTTTCGTCGTAATATATCCTGCCAGCAGCAAGAGCCGCATTCGCGGCTGTCTGATTTGAATAAGACGGGAATGCTGAATACAAGACAGCAGAGATTGGAGTTAGCGGTACCGTCCCTACTCCTCCCACCTCTTGGTCGGAGGTGGACGGAGATGGGGAGGTAGAAACCTCCAGATCCTCCAGGAATATCTTCCTGGGCGTGATTGTTAAAGATGCTGGCATTTAATATCCTTTAGGTAGTCTGAAGTAGCACTTCTCCAGCTACGCTTCTTAAAAGTCTGAAAAGTTCGTTTAGGCGGTTCTTGTAGTATTTGGTCAAGGTTTCGTTCTTTGACTCTCCATCCATGGAGTAAATAGCAGAAAGAACCGCAAATTTTACGTAAGGCTTAAAGCTTGCCGGGAGGTCTGGTATGTAGCCATCCAGGCTTTCAATCTCTTCGCTTGGGGTGTAGGTGTCGAACTCTGTAATATTCAGAGTTGACTCGGTGATTGTCGCTGGAATCCCATACATCGGGGAGGTAAACTCCGTGTATACCTGACCCAGATCCGTCTTACCAATGGTCCCATACATACCTATGGATGCCGGATCGTAGTCTATGTCGAAGGTTAGGGCATCGCTGGTCTCAGAGAAGGTGCCATACATGCCACTTTCGTAAAAAGTGAAATATCCGTTCCAGGCTGGCTCTGGACGAATCTCGATCTGGTCTTCCTGTAGCTGGTCTGTCCTGAATTCCTCTGGCGTTGCAGGTCCTAATTGCTGCCATCTATAGTCAGAATTGTCCCAGTAATGGCCTGAGCCTTGATAAAGATTGGACTCGTCGCAGGTGGCTGCTAGGGTCTGGTTGATATACCAAGGATGGTCGTAGATGCCGACCCCCAGGGCCGTTGGGATGTTATTCAGCTTTACGAAGCAGTTCGAGGCCTGTAGGATATTCCTAATGGAGTCATTCAGAAGCCGAAGGAACATATCATCAGACACAATTTGACCCGTTAAGCCTCCCGGCTCAAACAGGGAATTGCATACATCTGAATAGACTTCGCGTACAGAAATAGCCACTAATTCCATTTTATCCTATGGGTTAGCGGCTATTATAATGATTATTTCTGGTAGGGGTCTGCTGCCGGGGTTCCGTCCGGGTTTTTGAAGTGCGCTAGTCCTGCGGAAATGCTCTGGGCGATAGCTACGGCAAGCATAATCTTAGCCTTTGCGTCAGAACCCTCCGGGAAGATGCTGGTTGCTAGGTTAAGGACGTGCAAAACGGTGCCCACCACCTGGATTGCCATATTGACGTTAAAAGTGAATTTCATGAGTTATTCCCTCGTTGGTTTCTGTTGATCTAGATACATTGTGGGTTGCTTGTAGCTGTTCCAGTATTTATAGAGATTCACTAGTGTCTGGAAATTTCCAAACATTGCTAAAGATTGAGAAAACGGCACTCCCTGGAGTTTGCACTGAACAATGTGAGCAGCGTAGTCGCAAACCGTAGTAACCGCCTCCTTTGGGATGTAAATCAGGTCTGAATCTTCTACCAGGACATCCGGCTCGGAGATCCCGGTGACAAGTAGGGAGCCTCCACCTACAGAGTCTGCCGGATGAATGGCAAACTTTGTTATACCTAAAGGTACCCATCTAGATACCTGCATCCCCAGGGTAGCCGTAGTATCCTTTAGGAAATCAGGCCAGTCGTTCATCATAGACGGCATCGGGCTAGGCTCAAGAACCTGATTTTCAAATGTCACCCGCATCGGAAAGATTATCTCTTTTGGGGTGTCATAAATGTGCCTTCCGGCTACGGTAACACTGGTAGACACCGGATAAGTACCCTGGAACCAGCCACATAGAAGATTAGCAACGGAGATCGCCTCGTTAATTGCGTCCGTCAACTCATCATCCTGGAAGAGTTCGTTGTTATCCTCCAGGCGCGCCAGCGTCTGTTCCTTTAGGAATCCTAGTGTCAACCTAGGCATTATTCACCCTTTAGGCTAAACTTCTCTTTAGAAAAATCGAAATTGGAGATGCCTTTGTCTAGGTGGCGCATGTACTGGTACTGCTTCTCCCAATCTTGACCATCTCCTCTGGCTACATCCAGCATCGGATCTTCTACTGTGTCTACGCGGTCAATAGCCGCCTTAGACATATACTTCTCAAATTGACTACAGGACATAATTACTTCCCTCTTTTGCTTTAAATTTACGGCCAATACCAGCCGTCGTATACTGAATAATCGTGATCTTTGGCGAAATTGGCCCCGCCGAATCCGGAACCCTGACCCCTATTCCCGTAGCGCTGCAAGAGGAAATCGTCATCCTGCAAGCTCATGGATGCAAATCCATCCTCAAACCTGCGCTCGTAATCAGCCGACAGGGCTGGATTGAAGTACGGGTCGTCCGGGGTAATCTTGGTCCTATAGGCGTCCGCCATCATCCCATGGAAAAGCACCGTTGGGTTCATGAACGCCGGGACTAAATCTCCCTCTGACATCATCTTCGCTGGCTGCTTGAAGTACGTAACCCGCAACTGCCGCTCAGTGGGGCACCTCGGCCAGATCTCCCACTGCATGCAGTTATTTGAGTTAATTCCTTTATTTGCAATAATCTGCGGATACCCAGTAGAGCTTCGCTGTGGGTCGATCCGGTTTAGTTCTAAAATCGGGACGTTGACCCTTAACGGAGGCAAGCCTTGAGCCTGATCTACTACGGCCAATAGGGACTTGATATCCGGCGAAATCGTGTAATACATCTGCCAGATGGAGTAGTCGTGATCCGTGAGGTCATCAGCCCTCCAGGCCATATCCACGATCATCTCAGTTGCAGATACAATTGCCTCGATGGTAAAGATTGGGAATGTATTGCCAAGGCGTAGCTGCCGTCCGCAGTAAGAGCTTGAAGTCACCGCACATCCAGGATTGTGAAATTTCTGAAAAATTGCTACAAATGAGGTTGGCCGTAGCTCGATCACATGCACAATCTCTGGATCTCCGTCTCCGTCTACATAGAGATAGGAGTCCGCTGTAATACCGTCCATTGATGCTGGTGTTACAATCTGGTATCCAGTCCTAATTACACCGTCCGGAAGGGTTGTATTAACCACATCATCTATCGGCCAAGTGGTGCCCGTGCCTGTTACCGTGGTACTATTCTTGGTGAAACTGACAGATCCTCCAGTCACCGAGGCCGGGATGTAGAGAATTGTTTCGTCAATCAGGCCACTCCAATATGGCTGGCGGTCGAGGCAGGTTCTGACTCTGTCATTGGCAAATCCCTGTAATACAGTAGGGGCGCAATTCGGCTTCAAGGCCCTGCATCTGCCGACAAGTTCACCTAGGGTTGTATTGTATGATGAGTGCTGAACAGCCATTTACTTTCCTAAAAAGTGAAAAAGGGGACTGGGTTGCGTAGACCCCAATCCCCTATCGGTACCTCTTGTTAAGGTTATACGCGATACCAACTGGTCCCGGACGCCTTGTAAGTTCCACTGGTCGCAGTTGCCATAGTGGCGAGACCAACGATCTGAGTGCCTGAAGCCGCAACGGCAGTAATGGTGCCTGACGATGTATTTACAAAGTTCAGGACGGTACCAGCGTTAGTAGCAGCCGGAGCCGCGACGGTGACGTTATGAGCGCCACTACCGGATACTACGACGATGTTTGACGAAATGCCGACTGACGCAGCCGCTGTAACTGATGTCACAGTCGCCACATCCTGGAGTACGTTGACCGCCTTCCAGGTGCCGGGGCTTCCGCCGCTGGTGCAGATCCAAGCGGTAGGAGTAGAAAGCGCGGGAGAGGTGTTCTCTACGCGATCCATCGCCTGCCACTGGCCTGAGCCAGGAGCGGCGGTGTCCGCCATTGATGAGCGAACACCGTAATCTTCTTGTACGAAATTAGGCATCTATACCCTCCTTAGTAGCGAATCCAGCGGTTGTTCGCGGCATCGCTTACTAGGGTCGCCGCAGTGTTCGCCGCGATGGTGCCAGAAGCGCCCACGATGGTATCCGAACCGCCAGCCGCAAGGGCCACAGATTGGGAGTTTAGATTGACAACACGAACCATTTGAGCGTCACCCATACCTAGAGTGGTACCAGTGAGCGCAATTACCGGAAGAACAATCGTAGCCGCGCCAGAAGCGGAAACCGCGATAAGATCCTTCGGAGCCGTGTTGCCAGGAGCAAAGCCGAGAGTTGTGTTGCCAGTGGCTGTAACGCTTGCTACGCCAGCCTGTAGTGCTCGATTTCCTAACATGTTATATTAAAATCCTTTTATCCTTTATCCTTTAAAGGGGCCATCCGAAGACGGCCCCAGATTTACTAGGCTAGTGCGGTCCCGATCATTTTAAATGATGTACGGGGGCTGGAAACCACGAGGTTACTCGCGATCAAGAACTGACCCGAGACATCGATGGTGTTCTGCGCTTCCTTGAAACCAGTGAATCCGAACTGGAACTTCTTGTTGGCTGAAACGTAATATTCCAGGTAAGAAGTATTGAGGCCGAAGATTACACCGTTGGTTGAACCCGCCACATCCTGGAGGTACTTGGAGATGGTTACGTCCGCTCCGTTGAACTGGAAGCTCTGAATGCCGACCTTCGCGAGATCGCTGTCCGCGCGCATGTAGCGCTGGTTGGGTTGAGTCGCGTTCCAGATCTTGTTGTAAGCGCCTTGGGTGCAAACTAGAAGATCGGGCTGGTCTGTACCGAACCAAGCAAAGCCATAGGCGTTGTTCAGATCGTTCAGGGTGAAGGTGCTAACCGCACGATTGGTGTAGGCGTTTAGGCCACCAACCGCAGCGTAGGTAGTAACCGCACCAGTGGAAGGCGGGGTTAGGATGTCGCTACGAGTGATACCGCCGATGGTTGAGAATGACTTGGTGAAGTCAGTCGCAGTTGAATAGGTTGAGTTGCTATTGCCGTCATCGATCCAGGCCATTAGACCGTCGATGTTCTTGGTGCTGGAGAGCGTACCCTGACCGTCCTGGTAAATCGTGGTACCCAGGAACTGACCCATGGTGAGAGAGGCATTCGCCATTTTGCTCTCAACGATGGAGAAAGCTGCCTCGGGGCCACGGTTCAGTACGTCATCGGTTCCCAGTAGGGTTACGTTGACATAGCCGAACTTCATGTTCACGGCTAGCGCGGTATCGGTCTGGCGGTAGGCGGTATCGAACTGATCTCCTCGACCAAACGCGCCGCTGGCCAGAGCCGCGTACATCAAGGGACGCTGGACTGCTAGACCGCCCTCAAAGTTGACCTTATTCTTGCTCATTAGGCGAACGAATAGAGGGTCGTTCTTAAAGATTACATCGGTCGTCTTGGGAACGATGTAATTTGTAGTGTAAGCGTTAATTTCGCTGTATGTTAAAGCCATATATCCTCTTAGTTATCTATACCTTAGCGGAATCAACGCCCTTCGGTTTCCTTATTGCGCGATCCCAAGTTTTTCTTTCCGTAGAGCTTCTGCCGCTAGTCGGGCGATTGTGCCATCTCCAAGATTTGCCTTGTCGAGTGCCTCTGGATCACCTACTCGCTGCATCTTCGCCTGTAAAGGACCTAAACCCGATGTTTCCTGATCTACCGGCATGCTACTATTCAGGTTGCGATTTAGGAACTCCTTTTCAACTGCTTCCCGCTCCTCTTTCCGAATCTTCTCGATTTCCTCTTGCTTAGCCTTGTCAGCTAGAGCCTGTCGATCTGCGGATACGTACTTGTCATACGCAGTACGAAGATCAGTAGTACCAAATTCGTTTAGTTTTGCTACTAGCTCCGTTGTCTTTAGGGGCTTCTTAAATTCCGCATAATGCTCGTTTGAAATTTCATTAAGCATTACCGTAAAATAAGCGCTCCCCTGAAAACCCTTGTCGATTTCCTGAGCCTTTGAAGAAAGTGTGCTTTCTAGATCGTTCTTGGTAACTACACCCTTTTGGGTGATAAACTGCTCGATTTCGTCGAATGTCATATCCTGTCCTTTTGATGCTTCTAATTCTTGCGCCTTTTCTCTCCAGTACCGTTCCATCTTCGGAACGTTTGCTTCCTCATCCCAGTTGTTTTCTTTCCATTGATGCCAAGCACTTAGCTCTTCGCTAGTTTCCTTGTACTTCGTTGAAATTTCGTCAAACTGATTTGAGATCTCTGAAAATTTATCCTTGTACTCTTCAGCCTTCCTCGCGGTGTCCCTAAAGGCATCCAGCTTTCTTGAGTAGTCCGATTGGCGAAGCCAACCATCCTTAATGGTTGGATACTTTTCGACTAATCCTTGTAAGACTCCTCTATCACTTTCATCAGAAACTAAAGAATTCAAAACGTCTTCAAAACTATTTACAGCCATTTGCTCCATTGTCCGCTCCAGCTAACTTGACATATCGCCTGCCCATCTAAGAGCGCCAGCCTATGCTAGTTGCCTACGGCCATCGAGTTAAAACTTGGTTACGCTCCCAATCCCATCTGTCCCGGAGTCTCCGCTTGCGGCGGACCAGCCGGACTTCCCTCGGGCGGCATACCACCCGGAGGATTGGCAGTCTGTAGTTCGTTGCTAAGCATCGAACCAGCCTCGGCCATCTTCTGGACCAAAGGCATTAATTCCTTGCGAGATTGGCTGACCACCTTGGCCACGTTCATCAAACTCGCTGCAATCTTATCTAGTTCACTTTTTGCAAAAGCGCTAGGATCTGCGCCACCGGAACCCTCCGGCGCTCCTGCAATCATCTGCGCTCCCTGATCCGAATACGCCTGCATCGGCGGCATACTCTGCATCAGTACGTCAGGACTCATCGGAGGTCCAGCAGCCATTAGTACACCTTCGAGGCGTCTTCAGCCCGATTACTCATCGGAGTGTTTGCGCTCTCGTAACCCTTCTGCGGAGTCATGTTCAGCTTGATCTTGTCCGCTACGGTTTGAAATTTACCGTTAGGGGTATTCGCGCCGTACTTGACATCCGAAGGAGAGGTCTGAAGCGGAGCCTTCTGGCTCGTCGCTTGCATCTGCGGCTTGGCGTGGTTTTCCGGGAGCATGCTCTTGGGACCAGTGCTCAGTTTCGGCTTATCGCTTGTACTTTTAAAGTTCATGTATAAATCCTTCGGGTTTTGCCCTATATTCATTTTCTCCTAGCTAAGTCGTTAAAACCAAAAGAAAAAATATCATGATATGATTTATTTATAGTAGGTGCCAAAGAGAATCAAAATTAAGCGAGATCCACGTCACGCTAGACGCAAACGCCTCTATGGAATAACAGAAGAGGCGTACTCGCAGATGCTTCAGGCGCAGGAGTTCAAGTGCGCTATCTGCAAGAAAGAAAAGCCTTTAGTCGTAGATCACGCTCATTACGGAGACGAGGCCGTTAGAGGAGGCTTGTGCTCGGCGTGTAACTGCGCTTTGGGCTTATTCGGTGAGAATGTAGCGGTAATGGAATCAGCGATTGCGTATCTCAAGCATCACTGGGGCCTATATCACGCTAGGGTTTCTGCTGCGGATGCTCTATTAGATGAAGAATTGTGGTAGTATATCGCTATGAATGTTGTTATTACCGGGACTCCATCCTTCGCCAAATACCCCAATCTTGCGCTAGCTAAGTTTAGAAAGAATCCAGTAGCGGCGACTACTGCTATATCTAAATTCGAGGAGCAGTACGAAAAGCTAAGCTCAATCCTTTCCACTTTTCAGGAAAGTGCCACCATTAAGAAGATCTACAGTCTAAGCCGAGAGGGCCTAGAGCAAGCTGTTGAGCGCTGGGCTTCCGAGGCTAAGATCGGCGTAAAGCGATTCAAGCCCAACTGGAAAGAGAGTGGCTCCCGCGCTCTATACGAAAAATGGGTTGAGATGTGCGAAGACGCAGATGCGGCGCTGGTGATCCTGGATGGACCCGCCGATGCCGCATGTAAGGGTGTTATCTACGAGATGCGTAAGGCTGGTAAGCCTGTTAGGGTGATTGACCTATATTTCACTTAAGTGCCTGATCTATTGTCCTAGGTAGAGGTTTCTTTTGAGACTCTCTCATTTTTGCAATCTTAGATCCTGCGTCTTTGGGCAGAGTTGATAGGTATCTCTTGGTAAATTCTTCCGCGTTTTTCTCTGTAACGTCTTTTAAATATCCAGGCTCGTATGACATCATATAGGCAGGTATCTCGTACTTCCCGTACCCGGCCCTTTTTGATTCGTAGAAAGTATTGTAGGCTAAGTCTCCTGGTCTAGGGTAGCCAGTTACACTTTTATGAGCGCTTTCTGGGAAAGCTGGATCTAATGCTGGCTTTCCGCCGAATAGCGATTTGAAGAAGTCCCATCTAGGTATAGCTTCTGGCATGCTATAAAGGTCTGAGTATTTTCCATCCAGCATGGCGTGTATATTCTCATGGGCTAGTGTCTTTCTGAAGTTTTCCCAAGTCGCCCCCGGCCTGATTGTTACGCTAATTTTCTTTGCTGCTGGGTCGTAGGCTCCAGTTACTAAATCCTTGCCTTCTTCTATATTTCTTGATCGAGAGCTTGGACTGTCCCAGACCGTTCCGTATAGATTTTCCACCTCAATCGGAAGCTTTGTCCATCGGCTATAGATGGTACCATTAACTTCCTGGATCGCTTTTTCCCATGGGTCTCCGCGCTCCGTAACAGACTTAGATGCTTTGACTATTTTGTCGAAGTCGTTAGGCATGCTTTATCCACCTATCGCGGCTGATGGGCCATTCTGCTCAGAGGTTGTCCTGGGTGCTCTAGTACCACCAGCGCCGCCACCATTGGGGCCTTGAGGTCCTCCCTGACCAGCGATAGCCTGCCACTCCTGCATCTCACTCAAGAACTTCTGCATCTCCTGGTCAGAGTAGCCGAATTTACGCATGACTTCCTGCGGCGGCAGTAATCCACGAGCAGCCAGCGCCAAGGCTTCCATCTTAGACTTGTCCCTAGCTCCAGAATGTAGACTTCCAGGCTGAACCATTACGGCGAATTGCTTCCAGTGACTCATCTTCCGGTTTTGGTCCAATGATGCGCTGGTCTCATCTCCCGGATAAAGCATGCCGGGGTCGTAGGTGAAATCTTCCCAGGTCAGACCATCAGAACCCAGGATCTTCATTCGCTGCTTGGCCGTGTAGAACTGGATGATATTAGAAACCTTCTGCTGACCGACCCTTTGGATAAAGGATTCGATCATCTTCTCCTCGCGGCGAAGCGGGGTCTGGAGGGAGTCCTTCATCTGGTCTAGGGTATCACCAGACGGCATCTGCTGCTTCTTGGCCATTGCGGCAACGTCTACGATTCCGCTGAGCTTATCAAACTCAGGAAGCAGCACTCCCTGATATATATCCCCAACGTATTGAGGGATTTGCGGGATTGCGCCGTACTGGATATCTGTCCCGATATTAACCTGAGGATTTACCTTCAGTCTAGCTCCAGGCATGTCCGATAGATACTCGCGCCACGCCGCCTCTGAGGCTACGTTTGTCTTCGTGATAATCGTCGGATTCAGCGCCCTCTTGGTAAGGTCTAGCACCCCAGCCGGGATCTCGTTGATCGCGTCCTGTAGCGGGATTAGTGACCTGTAGGAGCTTAGCCCATAGTAAGACCACGGGATCGGGTTCAGCTTTAGGTCTATAAACGGATATAGCCCATGCCAGAACGGGGAGGGGCCGTCGTACATCAGGCGAGTACCGGCGTAGATAATTAGCCGCTTGCGCGGATAGAGGCGCTCTCCAGGCTTAACCTCGTACCACCAGTTATGCATCGACTGAGGCAGAAACGGGTCCTTCATTAGGATTGTCCGCTTGGATTCATTGATAGAGATGTCGTCGTAGTAGTACTCTTCTAACTCTATTGATCCGTATAACTTAGATCCGCTATATAGATCCGGCATCTGCCGAACGCCAACTAGGCGCTTAAACTGGGGCGACATTTGGCTCCAGGTGTATTCCGGGATGTGTCCAGGCCGTGCGAATGTATCGCTAGACTTGGCATCGATGTACCGTGCTTGGTTCTCGATTCCCTCTGAATTCATCGGGAATACTTTCTTGAAGTAGGAAATTGGTTTCCAATTCCTATAGAGGACAGCCGTTGAATCCTGGATGCTCCGCAGGCTAGGCTGGATCGGCATGACGTTGTCCGGCCCTAAGGCTAGGCTGGTCATCATACCAGGACTCGCGGCACCCTCACGACAGAAGGAAATCCCGTGAAGCATGGCGATATCCACCATATCCATCATCACGGAGGATAGCTGCTGACGGTGCCACTCTGCTACCAATACCCCATTAATCGCCGTAGCCGTATCGTCATAGGCCTCTATGGATGAGGATACCTCACAGACTGGCTGAGAGTCCGTTAGAAGCGCTAATCTCTCCCTACGGACTAGCTCCATCTTGTTTTCAACGAAGCGGCTTTTGTACTTAGGGCGGCGGTTATCCCATTGATTACCTTCGAGATAGCGGATGTACTTCTCGATGTTATTGAACTCCGGGGAGTTCTTGTAAGCTAGATACGCCTGCTCTTTAGTCTGTTCTTTCCAGTCGTAGAGCCTTTGGGTATATGCTTTTCGGTAATCCGGTGTTTCCTTGCCGTCTTCCGCGATGGATGGCGAATGGGGTATTTGGAGCATTAAATCCAGGTTCCTTTTTCTCCGCGAGTGTTGCGCTCTTTGCCGTCACTTCCGGCTGGAACCTCGCTTGGAATTTCGGCAGGGTCGTAATACCCGTACCTCTTGCAAAACTCTTTTTGATCCTGACGGGTTGCGATAAAATGCTTCTCGACTAATCCAGTCTCTGGGTTCCTAGCCGTGGCGAAGTGACCCTCGGTATTTTCCCCGCAGTACTGGCCCATGCCTTTAGCCCAAGAGATGGCGGGAGCGCTCATGTATCGAGACACTTGCGCTCCGCAGCCTGGGCAGTCCGGATCAGGGTTATCCCATTTTTTCAAGAGATACTCAAAAAGCTCCCCGTTCTTTTCGCAAGCGGGGTTTGGGCAAGTTCCCTCGAACGTCGGCATGATTAGTTAGAAGCGGCCTTTCGCACCATTTCTACAATATCGCTAGACGTAACTATCTCTGTGTTCGTGGCTTCCTTGATAGCCTTCACGTCAGAGCTATTGAGCGGGACCCAATTTACATCCGGCATAACCTGATATAGCCAGCCATTAGCATGGATGTGGTTCCAGCAGTCCTGCAAGAACTCGTCAACCGTAATTCCCATGAAATCAGCATTTTGACGGAAGCTGTCTACTAGTGCAGGGTCCAGTGTAATCTCGAAGGTGTGATTGCCCTTGCTGAGCTTCTTACCCTTCTCTACTAGCTCTAGGATTTCCTCTGAGGACTGAATATCCTTACCGGAGGCCTTCTTTAGTGAAACCATATCCGCGCTGGTGAGCAATAGTCCACCCTGCGCGACTTCGTGAAAATACGCTTCGGCGTAAGCCTTTAGGAACGGAGCTAGGCCTTTCTTGCCAGCCGCAGACTCCAGGACTTCCTGATCTTCACCGTTTAAATCGAATTCAATTACAACTTTGCTTTTAGATGCATTTCGTGCCATATCTCTATTATGGCACAGAAATCCACATTCCCTAAAGCATTGAATAATCAGGCATGTACGGGTCGTTTGACTCGTAACTGGACAAATATCCGTCCGGCTCTATCTCCATATTCCTGATATCGGAACGGGGATTTTGTACCGGAGATTGCGCCTGCATGTTCCTCTGGGCCTTTAGGAGTCTACTTTCACAAAACGGACAGCGGTTGATAGCGGATGGGTCGTCGGCTCCCCAGTCTTTTTTGCACCTATCGCAGGACATTTTATAAAGGCAGAGGGACGGGTCCTTTTCTACCTTCTGCGGGATGATTCCGTAATTATCCTCGTAGTCCCCCTGATGGGCGGTATAAAGACAGATTGCCGCAGCGATCAGAATGTCATCCTTGAAACCCCTCTGGGCACCTGTTTTTACGCTATCATCTTCCTTGGTAAAGGTCTTCATTTGCTCCACTAGGCGCTTATCCTGGACGTGGAAGATGCCCTCTTTTAGCCAGCGATCAAGGCTGACTATCAGTTTGGGTTTCGTAACCTGGGTTGTTTGCCAGTGATATGCACCCTGAGCTACGGAGATTGATCCAGGCCTTTTCTTGTAAACGTTTGGATATGTTAGGTTTACGAGTAACTGGTCGGCTGTTGAATTGCCTGGAGAGTTGTATTCTACGGCAATCTGGGCATCGTTATACCACTTACCTAGCTTGGCTAGCTCATAGGATAAAGTAAGCGGGTCTGTGATATTTGTACAGAGCGTAGCAACGTGGAAATCTGGCGCTCCGCGAACACCCACGCGGTTTACCCAAGCAACAGAGTCGTCCTTGCCCTTGCCGTACCCAACGTCTACGCCGATCTGGTATTGAGCGCCTGGAAGCGGATCTTCCCATACAGACAGATAATGCTCGTCGCCCTCATGGAACGCAGTACAGCCCTGGAGGTGGCATTTACGGCTGAGATCGTCTGAGTCGTACCCATGGAAAAACCCATGTTTGTCGAAGAATCCCTTACGCGGTTTCTGGGCTTTGGCGCATGTGTAGGTAGCATTCTCTATCGACTTTTCGGAGAATACTGGATCGCCGCTGGAGATGAATGCCTCTTCTGCGGTTAGCGCAAGCTCCTGCTTAATCGAGCGTGGATCTGAGGCGTTAAGCTTTTCATTTACGATGAAATAGATCTGTTCGTCGGTGAGAGTGTACGGCTTTAACTCGCCAGACCCGCAGTTCGGGCACTTCTGGCCGTCCCGTTTACCTTTAGAGATTTTGCGGTTAAAGAATCGCTTGCACTTCTTGTCGGAGCATTGTACCCAGTTCTCATAAACCACATCCCGCATGCGGTTTTCTTCTTCACCTAGCCTCCAGCCGTTGGGCGGGGCCATTACGCGGGTGGTTTCAAAGAAATACGGCAGGAATACAGGCTCCCAGTCCGATCTCTCAGCTAGCTCTTCGCACTTTGTATAAAAGTGATGAGACGGAGTTCCTGCGCCTTTAGCGGTAGACTCTAGGATTGCAATGGTATCCGGGTGGTTTACTAGGGCGTATTTTAGATCTTCTTCTAGAGATTCCTTTAGGTTGCCCCAGGCGGTAAACTCTGATCCGTGGAAAGCGTTCAGCTTGTAGCCCTGACCCATGCCACCCTTTTTGGTGGACCACTGGACGCGGACTGCCGAATTTAGACCAATTCCACCTTCCTTCATGGGAACGTCAAATACGATACCATCGGTGATGCTGAATGATGAGTACCTAGGGCGTAGCCACCACGGCAATTGCCGATACATGGGGCTTAGGTAGGTATTGAAGAGATTGGTTGACTGGTCGATATCCTCAGATACAATCAGCCCCTTCCGGTTCGGCTTAAACACACAAGTCCAGAAGACAATCGAGTTGCCGAATAGAGACATGCCCAACTGACGGGCTTTGATTAGGATTACTCGCTGGGCCTTCCCGCGCTTCTTCATCTCCTCCATCTTCTGAAGGAGTAACTCCTGGCCGTCCCATAGGCGTAGGAGTTTATCATTGCCCTGCTTGTCAGATATCCAGAAATAGTTCTGCGCGGCGTAGCGATAGTCCTGCTGACACTTCATAATCTCGTTTGAGATTAGAGTTAAGTCCTTTTCTTCTACGTGTTTCCAGCGCTTATCTTCAGGGATGTGCTCGTACTTCTTGAAGTACTCCAGGAGGTCCCAGACTAGCTTATCCCTAGCCCCCTGGATGGTTGGCGGGGCTTTAATCAGCATTTAGGCCTTCTTCTCTTCCTCGATAATTTCAGCCTCGATGATTGTCTCATCCGGCGAAACCCGCGCCTGCTGGCGTCGAACCAGATCCTCAAATGATACAGATGGACCGTTATTGTGGATCGTGGTATTCCCGCCGAAGTTCTGATTGATATTAATTCCGCCCTGATCTCGTAATTTTAGGATATCGGCGGCTAGTTCTAGGGCCTTTAGGTTAGGAAGGACTGGATTTCCGTCTTTGTCCTTGCGGGGCTTGAGATGTGACTTGAGCGCTTTCCGTAGGTCTGTGTAAAGATCTACGGCATCTTCGGCTAGGCGATCCCTAGTCCATTTGTCTAAGGTTTCAGCCTTTGGGGTAGGTAGGTTGGATGGGTCTCGGACTACAATTTCAAGAGACTCGAAATCTTCTTCATTATGCATTGAGTGCTGGAGCTTGGCGCGGCGCGGCAACGCTCTCTAGTTTGCTCTTCATCTGGGCTACTCTTTCGCGCAGACTCTGGATAGCCTCTTCCTGCTTCTTGTCTAACTCTTTTTGTTTCAATAGGTTATCTTTATGACTAGTCCCTATGCCGCGCATTATTTACCTCTAGTTCGATGCGATGATTTGATTCCACGATCCGCTCCATAGTCTCAACAACTATTGCCATGGTTTTGGTCGATTCCTTGATTAACTCTTCACGCTTTTCGCGCTCGTAGAAAATCTGTTTATCTTTATCCTTATTTTCTTGCCATAAAACCTTGATAGCAATTGCCATCGACAAGAAAAGTACGCCGGAAGCGCCGAGCTTCAAGATTTCAGGTACTATGGCTGGATCGATAGGCATAGGAGGAGTGGTCCTATTAACTATTTTACAATCCTAGGACCACCCCATCAAAGCCTTAATTTTCTTCTAGTTAAACCACGGTACCAAGCTGAACCATCTCTTGATCCGATGGAGGCCTTGAGATCGGCGTGAATTGGCTTTCGATTTTGGTTCTCGGGCGAAACATGCTTTCTACGTTATTTCGCACCTCCGTCTTGATCTTCTCCGGATCGAGCACTTTTTCAGAAAGTGATAAGAATACCGGGATTTCCGCGGGGGTTTTGATCTCAGGACACCGGAAAACAATCCCAACCCCCTCAATTCCGCGAGGATTTGCTACAGGGGTACCCTTGTAGTCTAACGGCTGATCGAACCCAGCAGGCTTAGCCTCAAAGGACCAATCAATCTTCATCGCCTCAGCAAATAGAGCATCTGGAGTCCACGCCGTAGCGCTAGGATCTGCCGCCTTTGCGATAGTGCGGTTCACCTGAGGAGGGGCCTCGATTGTAGATCCGTAGTCTTCAGTCTTTTCCATGGATAGGCTAATTAGACCAGCGGCAGCAGGAACGCTAGCGATTGGCTGAGGTTGGTTTGGAATGCTTTGATTTAATGTATTACTAGCCTGCGGAAGAAGGTCTGCGATATCCATGTAGTCCATGATTAGATCTGCCGTAGCATCCGCGTCATACCCGCGAGCTTTGGCTTTGTTTAGCGCTTTAACGATGATTTCTTTCATTTGATTATGCTCCGATTCCTGAGAATTGATCTCCAAGTCCTTGATCTGCCATTAGTTCCAATTCGATATTTGCCGCCTTGTATTTCGCAATATCTGGATCTACGCCCTGTTTTACAAGTTCCTGATAGGTGTCTTTATAGCGGTATTCCACCATCTCTGGGGTTAACTGCGCTGCCGCTGGCTCCGCTGGGATCATGTAAGTAACGAACCGATCTACCGACTCCCGAAGCCTTACGACCTCTTTAATCAGGGCTAGATTCGCGTCTACCGCGTCCTGATTGATCTTATTGGCTCCTTTGTAGATATCCTCGATGGAGGCAACTAGCCCAGAGATCGGCTTGCGGTTTTTGTATAGAAATCCGCAAACGATGGCGATCTTCTTAGCATACCCAAGAAACTCTGTAAAGGCTTGATAGAGCTTGTATAGCAGGCCTATAAGGAGGATGCCAGCTATGATCGAAAGGATGATGATTGCGTCACTACTCATTGCGTTTAGATTCTGGGAAGTTTACGCTATTAGCCATCACTCCGCCATCCGGGATCACTCGACCGACGACATTCACTGCCTTGCCGCGCTTTAGATACCGAGAGATTGTGCCTGGATTGGCTAGAGATACCCTGTGATATTCCGGGTGTAATTCTTTGTCATTTCCGCGACCTACTGAGTAGTATGTGATTACAGTAAAATCACTGAATGTTCTGCCCTTCTCGATCCTTGTTGATGCGTCCTCTTTGATAAGCCCCGATAGGACTGCTAGGTTAATTGATTCCATTATTCGTCTTCCTGTTTAGGGTATTTCAGTTTATTCCAGGCCCAATTTGTCGTCAATTTCGGCGCTATCTCGGTTGTGTTATGACACCCTCCGCAGATCAGACCATCCTCACGGGCATAGTATTTGCCGCCACATGTGCAGATTAGGGGTTGTAGTCGTCCGTCTAACTGAAACCGATTAATTGATCGAATTTGCTCCTCGCTAAAGGGAGCATTCACAAATCCTGGAACTTCCTTCATTTATAGTATTTATCATACCATATTATTTAGCAACGCCTCCTGAACAGAGGCCATGGGTAATCCGCTCAAGCTTTTGATGGTATCCATATCAATTTTAATATTGCCGTTTCTGGCGTAGTCCAGAATTTGTTCCTCGGTTGACGGAAGGAACTCGATATCCACATCAACCCTTCCATTCCTAAGAACGGCTGGGTCTAGATTCTCCTTGTGATTTGTAGTCATTATAACCACGCATCCATGACTAGAGCAGATTCCGTCCAGAACGTTTAGAACTGCTGTCAATGATACATTCCTATTTATAGCATCTCCCCTTTTTGGCATTACGCAGTCGATATCTTCCATTAGGATTATACTCCTAGGAGGAACCTTGCTAAAGAGATCCATAAGGTAATTATCTCCATGACAAGAAGAAAGCCATAGATTAAAGATTGGCAAACGCAATTCACTGGCTATAGCTATGGCGAGTGAGGTTTTTCCAGACCCAGGAATTCCGTGGAATAGATATCCACGGTGCCACCCTATTCCCTTTTTATTGTATTCGTCTTCTGATTTTAGAAATTTTTTTATATCTTGCAGTACATCATTAATAGTAGTCCCTGGAAGGGATACGGTACTGATTTGCCTTTTGTTTATCTTTCTACAGGACGACCACGAACCATGGAATGAATTATATACCATAACTCCAGAACACGACCTGGAATACTCCTGATATATAAAATTAAGCATTTCCTTGATATGCTCACGATTAAACCCTATCGCGCTTATCCTGTACCCCTCTGTTTCGATTACATTCATTTCTTTCCCGGCTTTTAATTCCTTGCTAAATCTTGTAAATTGATAGTGCCTACCGTTAAACTTTACAAAAAAGCTTGATTTATACGGTGAGACCTGAACTCTCTTGTCGCCGTATTCGTTGATTATTTTAGCCACCAGTGTCCTTGATTTGTTTCCGTGGCCGCTTTTTTCGATCCAGTCTGTAAGCGCTTTAAACATTGGATCATCATCGTTAATTGTAACCGACAATACGAGCTTGCTTTTTAGAAATGTCCATGCCCTTAATGGTATGTTCCTGGCTAGCGCAATAATCGCACCGCTAAACATTAAGAGAATTCCAGGGAGCAGTATCTGCGGGTTAAGATTTAAAAAGATTTCATTCATAATGTGAAAAAATAGCCGCACAGGTCTCCCCATGCGGCTGTAAAGTTCAGTTCAAGTTTCTACTTCAGTAGAAGTCGTTCACCCTTCTTCCATAAGTCCTTCGCAATCGCTCGTGCGGCTGCGCGGCGTTCGGTCCTCGTGGATACAGGGAATTGAACCTTAATGGCCGCGTAAGCCCGTCGAGTTAACTCCTGGCGTACAACATTGCGAGAGGAGCCTTCTGGCAAATAATTAGAAGGTGCGCTTTCGCTAGAAGGGAGGTTCAAATCCATTGCCGCTATCTCCCGAGAATTCTGCTCCCCCGCCGTTATTGGATCCGGCCAGGATCACGTTATCCGTAACTACTTCAGTCTTATATACTTTCTTGCCATCCTTGTCATCGTAGGAGCTGGTCTGTAAGCGCCCATTGACAAATACCTTAGCTCCCTTAGTAAGCATCGGAGCTAGCTTCTCATTGCCCCACATTACACAGTTCGTCCAGGTTGTTTCGTTCTTGAATTCACCGCTCTGCTTATCCTTCCATGAGCGCGTTGTCGCAACACTGAAGTTACTGACCGCCATTCCGCTCTGGGTGTACTTCGTCTCCGCGTCTCGGCCAAGATTGCCTACGAGCGTTACATTGTTATAGGTTACATTGTTATAGCTAAATGCCATTCTTTATTATTCTTCCTCTTCTTCGTCGTCTTTTGAGTTCCAGCGAATCCCACGCAAATGCGGATAACGCTCATCTAGTAGTTTAACGCTGTCACCGATTGGAATCAAGTCCTCTGGGGCCTGTTCTTCTTTCTTTTTCCTCAATTTCTACACTCCTGATATCCGAAGCCATCATAAGTAGTATAGAAAATCCCCTTTATGCCAAAATCGCTAGCGCATTGAGAGCAACCACCGCAGGACTTCGCCATGGCTTGCTCAAATCCATCCTCACACTCACGCGCTCTCGCTACATACACGTAACAACCAGTTAAATCATCCCCCAAGAGTCGCTTTGCCTTGATTACCGCATCCACTTCGGCGTGCAGAAATTCCCGGTGAGGATTATCCTTGTATTTCTTCTGGATCGGGTGGGTCTTCTTCTGGTTTACGCCTACGGATACCAGTTCGTTCTTGCGCCAGACTGCTGCGGCAAGCCTTCCAGACCCTACCTTTGGGACACAAGAGGCCATCTTCACTAGGTATTCAAGCCTCTTCTGATGCTTAAGCATTACGCCACGCCAGTAGAGCCGAAGCCGCCTGATCCTCGCTCGGTAGCGGTATCCACAGACTCTACCTGCTTCACTTTTACGGAAAGTACGGGCTGGATAACCATCTGGGCAATCCGATCCCCAACGGTCAACTCAGCGTTTCCGACCTTCACGTTTTTGGTATTAGCATCCGGGAAGAATGGGGCCTGTCCGGTTGTTGATCCTAGAATCACGCAGACTTCTCCACGGTATCCGGCATCCACTGTTCCAGGGCTATTTACGACTACACAGCCTTTAAGGGCTAGACCGGAGCGGCTTCGGATCTGAGCCTCATAGCCTTCCGGGAGTGCCATTTTTAGGCCCGTATGTACAAGGATTGAGAACTCTTTCTTCTCAAAAGATGCGGCCCTTAGGTCAAAACCAGCGTCGGAATCATTAGACTTTTCCGGCAACGAAGCGCCTGGGTGGATCAATTCAAAGGCGACTTCGATGGGCTGCGGCGATTCTACGCCGATTTCTGAGATTGGGTATTCTGAGGTTTCATTCACCATGGGCCTATTGTGGCACATGGTTATTAGATTGTCAACTGGTCTACTTGCCAACTCCAAGGATGGTTCTGGTAAGAGTGAACGGTGACGGCGGAGCGCCGACATAACCAACCGCAAAGCCTGAATTATCTGCCTGAACGGCGTATTGAACGCCAGTAATAACCAAATGGATTGTGCCAGTTGCTGCTCCTGTATTATCGTCCTGAACGGCATACGCCACGCCAGTAATTCCAGCCCTGTTTACCTGAACCGTGACTGCATCTTCGCCAATGGCTAGATCGGCTACATTTACTAGCGCCGCAGAGACGGTGGTTGAAATCGAATCCGCAGCACTCCCAGAGTCGGATATGTTAATCGTGACCAGGAGGGCCTGAGAGGTGGTGTCAGCCGTCGTAGCATCATCTGAGACGCTAGCGATTACGTTAACACCAACCGCAGGAACGTCCGCCACGGAGGATAGATCTACAACCGATACCGGAATTGCCGAGGTAGTTAGCGATACCGAATCTGCTCCGGTTGAGGAATCCGAGACGCTTAGATTTATTTCCCCCTGAGATTGAATCGTTACCGTCTGGGATTCTGCGCCTGTGGCATTATCTGAAGTGCTGACATTTACCGGAATCGAGAGAGTGGTTGTCTCTGCTCCGGCAGCGCTGTCTGACGTTGATAGCAACACCTGGACATTCAGGCTAGGCTGGTCATCGCCCGTAACAAGATCCGTAACATTTACAGGTACATTTACAGAAAGTGAGGCTACGTCCGCGCCTGTGGCGCTGTCTGAAACAGACTGGTAAAGTATTGGTATTACAATGCTTACAGACTCTGATCCTGTAGCGCTATCCGATACAGACGGGGTAACATTTACACCAACGGAAGTTGACTCAGATCCCGTAGCATCATCCGATACAGATGGATAGCTTATTCCGGAAGCGGTGATCGACTCGGCCCCGGTTGCGCTATCGGACACAGATGGCTGGACTTGTGGCCTAGCGGTTACAGTCTCAGCACCCGTTGCGTTATCCGATACGGAAGGAACCAGCCTGTTGATTAAAAGAGTTACGGATTCCGCGCCTGTTGCGCTGTCGGATACTGATGGCTGCGGGTTAGTGCTTGCCGCCTTTAAACCGACTATTACAGAGGACATATTCCCAGCCCCTGTGAATGTTTGAGACTGAGCACCAGTTGATGATACTATCTTATATGATCCAATGACGCCCCTGCCGCTTGAACCAGACCCAGTATTTACTCCAGTTAGCCCAGTCCAGCCGGTTCCGGTAGACGCCATTGCGGTTGTTCCGTTATTCTGACCACCCACGGCAATAAGTAAATCATTTGCATTCGTGTTGCTGTATGCTCCGGTAGTGATAGGGGAGGCTGATGCAGTGCTTGTACCCACACTACCGTCAACAACGGAACTCGTGGCTACGCCAGAAAATTCAGCTATCTCTGAAGCTATGCTTGTTCCGGAACTCCATGTAACCGTAATACTTGTTCCCGCAGATGCGGCGACTACTCCATACCATAATTCGCAAGATGCGTTTCCGGAGTTTACGCGACCAATAAAATTCCACGTAACGTTGGTCTGCGAAACCGATGAAATAGTTACTCCAGATGCTCGGTTTGTCGCATACAGCACTATTACGTTTCCATTTACTGGAGCCTGTGCAGTAATAGTGCTAGTCGTGGATGTTTTATCGCTACCGGAAACGAACGCAATAGCCATTTAAATTAAGTTAACCCATCTATTGTTCCAGAATCGTCAGAAACATTTACCTTTAAAACTCCTCCATCTACAGCAGGATCGTATGCCTGCTCATCTAAAGGCTTTGACCACATCAACATATTTCCACAGGCGCAATTATCAATCCAGTTGGTTGCGTCATCCGGGATTGCGGCGGTTGTGGTCCCGCCGCACGTACAAGCCATGACAATCCCCATCTATCTCTTCCCCTTGAAGGGCCTAGCTGGCCCGTTTTGCGGATGCACCACCGACTTACCATCCGGGGCATACCTCTGCGGTAAAACCAGCGGAAACCGTCTGCCGTGCTGGTCGATGTGATGAACATAGATATTCGTATCAACTAGAAACGGATACTTCATTTTCTGGTATTCCGGGTAGCCAGCCTTTTCAAAGAAACCCTCTTTCATTACCCGCTGGCACCAAGCCAGATCGCTAGTCCCACCTTCGCTGACATAGCAGCCCTTATCAGGGTCTAGCCAATGGCGAGACGGAGCCGCAAATACCCTGCGAGTCACCTGACCGTTGACTATATACTCCTCTGACTCTGCCCACATAGCCTTTATGAGCTTGCCGCTAATCAGCGTAAACCCAAACGGAATCCCATCCGTCCAGACTAAATCCCCGATCTTCCAGTCTGGGTAATACCCCTGCCCGATCCCGCGATAAACCATCGGCTCAGGCGGATCGCTCTTCGTGAAGTAGCATCCAGCTACCACCGGGATGTCATCCTCTATCATGTATTTATTAAGACGAGTAAGCGCATCAACCGGAGGGATATTATCGTGCTCCCAACTGAGTAGCCACTGGGCATCCGTATCCACAACGGCCTTAGCTAGAAGATTCTCCGCATCCGCAATCTGGTACTTAATCGGGACCGTCGGCTGCATGAACTGGATTACATCGGTATGGCTCCAGTTGGTTGGGATTGTAACCCCGAAGCGGCCTAGGACCCATTCAATTCGCACTAATCCAGTAGTTGGATGCCCAATAATGAGGCGGTTCTGCCAGTTTCCATTGTTAAACATGGCTGTATTGTACTGGTGCGGCTGGTTGATCTCGATCTTCTTCTTACTTTTTGCCATTCTTCGGCTCCTCCCGCTTGATTAGCACGACTTCCATGAAGCCCTCCAGGTCAAATAGGCACCGCTCAATCCTCCACGGCTTGGGCCTGTAGAACTGAAAGAATCCGGACGGATGCTCTGGGTCAAAGTAATACCAAGTTGCCTCATTGCAAGGATTCGTGTGACTTGGATCTTGGACAAAACCGAAACTAACGCCGTAAGGCATGGCTAATAGGAGCTTGCCTCCCGGCTTCACTACCCGCCAGATCTCATTCATCCACTTAACAAAGCCTAGTTTTGCGGGATTGATATGTTCCGCGATGTGGGAGCCGACCGCGATTTCCGCGCAATTATCCGGCAAGGGCCACGGGTATGTCTCGATGTCGTGAACGATATCTACCCCTGGAAGCTTCTGAAAGTCGATTCCGACCCAATCCGCCCCCTGTTTATTCGCCCCGCATGCGATATCAAGCTTGATAAATTTCTCTTTTTTGATCTTATCTAAGATCTTCTTTGGTACTTTTTTAGTTGCCATTCTCAAGTAATTATAGCAGATGCAAATTACGGTCCACGCGGCTAAACGTGAACCGTAATTGATACCATGGACCTGTAACAATAAGTCCTTTATTATGCTGTAGATAGCCGAATTTGATACGACAAATTTACGGATTGATTGGTGGCTAGCTGACTAGTCGCGTAGGTATTCCCCGCAAATAGCGTGCTAGAGGTAGTCGCTGTCCCAAAGAACAAACCTACGTTCTGGATGGTCTTGGCCGCAGTGTAGACGCCTGAGTTCAGGGTTGCTGCGACCTGGAGGGTCCTAGAGGCGATGGTGCTGATCGAGATGTTAGTCCCGGTCATACGAGCACCCGCCACGTCTGTGATTTCACCGTTGAGAGTTGTATCGGTTGCGCCTGGAGCGGTTCCTGTGCCAAGAGCCACCGCCGCCAACTGAGATGATCCACTTACGCCGCCTAGGCATGCACATAGGCCGTTTTGGAATCCAAAGTTAGTAATTAGGTTTTCGTTCCAGCCGGAATCGCCAACCACTTTAGTTTCTCCGTCCTGGTCTTCTACGATGTTAATGCGAAAGAAGCCCTTGACAGATACGGCACTGCCATGCGCTTCTTGTTTCTTTTTCCTTGCCATATTTCTCCTGTTAATTTCCAGCACCAAAAGTGCAGGCAGTAATTGTAATTGGGTCGCCAGTTGTAATAGCAACCGAGTCTAACTTTAACTGACCATCCCCAGCGTTATCTGTCACTTTCCCTTGAATGTGACATAGGGTATCGCCGGAGTTCCAGATCCTGTAATATCCGGCATCCCCGGTTCCGGTAGCAGTCCCTGTGTAGGGGCCATTATCGATAGAAACGAACCCAGAAGCCGCTGCCGCAAGCCATGAGGCCGGGAGTGTTATCTCGACCAATACGGACCCTGTAGGCGCTGCTGCTGTGCTGGCTGGCTCCGTCCCGGTATAGATACGGAGGATCGGACTAGCACCAACGGTAGTCTCTAACTGGTTCATTTGCGCGTTGCGGACTTCTACGGAGTATTTAAGAGCCATTACAAGCCACCCTTTATGTAGCCAATGGTGATATGGCCTCCGACATGGATTGGTCCGCCTAGGTCTAGAACCAAGTCCTCATTTTTCTTACAGATGAAGTGTCCAAAATCGCTGTTCGGGACTCCGATATTACCGCCCGTCATCGCTGTATCATACGGCCCAGAGATAACATCCCCACTCTCGGTCTCAAACGCTACTTCGACATCCCCTGAGGACACAAGCAGGTAGCCGAAAACTACGATGAAGTATCCATCCATCCCGGCTATAATCGTATTTGGCCCTGGAAGGCTGGCGGTAACATTATCCGTGGCTACATAGTCAGTCATGCCAAAGGCGGTCTTAATCGCTGATGGAACTAGAGTCATCCTGATTTCCTTCCTCGACTAATCCGGTCCTATGGAGTAGCGCGTAGCCTGGAGTAGCAAGCGCCTTCTGATACTCTACCGATCCGATGCGAACGTACTTTCCCAACCTGTCCCACTCTCCGAAATCGTTCTTGCTTACAACTTTGCAGATATTGTTCAGCTTGACCGTATTCCCACGGCTGATCTTCCCAATCGATGTCTTAGACTTTGTTCCAAGGATGATGGAATACACCTGGAGAGCCAGGATTATAGCTAAAAGCGTATCTGTAGCGTTAATTTCCACTTATCTTATTATCCCACAGCAAGATACGAGGAAATAAAATAAATATGGCCGGGATTTCTCCCGGCCTACACACCGCTAAGTCTTGGACCACCCGCCTCTCCGCCTTAATAGGCGATCTCCTATTCCTATGTTAGCACCCTACCCTAAAACCTCCCAATTAAAAGCAGGACCGATATCAAATTTGTCGCTGCGGAATGCCGAGTGATCGATAACCCCAGTACACTTTCCAGCAAAGTCTAGATCGAACTGGCCACGCTTTTCCTTTGGCGGAAGATCCCCCTTAATTCCAAATCGCACTTTGATATCGCCCACCAAGGCCTTTAGGGATTGCACTTGGATTTCTGGGAACGCGGCGTAGTAATCAAATCCGCGATAGCTTTCGGCTACATATTTATCCTTCTCATCCACATGGCAGTATTTTTGAGTGAAGGCATTCGGCCAGGAATAGAGGTAGTCGCCCTTCTTTCGGAGCGGCCCAATATTAACCATCTCAATCGCTACAGAGCGCCTGTCGTGCGCCCAGGTTCCTTTTACGCCTAGGTGGTATGACCAATACTCCGGGTCGTAGGTCTCGAAGACTGAGCCATCCTTGCCGATAATGTAGGGGGTGGATACGCCGTTCTTATTACCCTTCCAGAAGTTTATAGCGCCATCTACGGAAGATCCAGCCGTGAAGTGGATCAGGACTAGGTCCTTGGGGTACTTTTTAGGAAAGTAACAACCTTCTGGGAGCCTGCAAGTCTTTGTATCAATTACCATTTTAGTCCTTTATACAGCAAAAATGGGCCGGGAGGTGATTCCTCGCTCAGCCCATCTCTGTTGTCGGGTAGTTAGCCGGACCTGTAGGCCCTCAAGGCGTAACACTTTTATTATACACTAGTTGATTTCCATATCATCTAAATCATCATCATCGTCTTCGAGATAGTCCGTTAGGTAGATGGCGGTCTGTTCTCCAGTTTCCGAGTTAAACGCTTCCAATCCAACAACTTCCATCTTTAGGGTTGAACCGTCATCGAACATAAACATAATGTACGGATCTTCTCCCTCTAGCATTTCATCTTCATCTGGCTGAGTGATATCGATCACCGTTCTACCGATGAAGTTTCCGATGACATCTCGGATATTCTCTACGTCTCCCTGCAACTCGTAATCATCTAGGTTCACTTGGTTTTGCTCCCTTGGGGTAGTCTGTAATATAAAACCCGCTCCCGGTGAATCTGAGTTGCGGGGCGCTCAAAATCTGCTGTACTTCTTTATGTCCACAGTAAATACAATCCGGTTCCGGATCGGACATCTTTTTCCGTGCCTCGAATCCACTTTTACAAAAAGTGCAGACATACTCATACATCGGCATTACTGCTTAATCCAGTCCTTAAAGGCCTTATCTACTGCGGCATCCCTCGTATCTAGCCATTGATTGAAACACAAAGGGCACACATAAGTCTCGGTTTTTGATACCTTTAGACCTACGGTGCCCTTGGTTGACTTGCCGCACTTAGCGCACTTCTTGTTCATTTCTTATGATAATCTCAGATGCGCTGTGGTTTGTCAAGCACCCTAATCGTTTTTCAGCAATTCAAGCGCAAACTGAATTACAGTCTGAATACGGGAGGTACTGGTTCCGGAAAGAGCCGGGATCTGTGCCGCAACCTTCGTGGCCAAGTTCAGCAACGCTGGGCCGTACTTTCCATCATCCGGAAGCGCCTTGATCCAGTCTTCCACCTCTAGAT